GAACGTCCAACAGTACAGAGGTCTTGCGAGTAACTCATGATGCTTGGTGCAATAGCACTAGCAGGAGGAGCTTTTGTAGTTACGTTTTGATTTATAGTTTGAGTAGAGCTAGACTGGTTAATATTTCTATTAGTGTTATCAGATACAGAATTGTTGTTATTGGTATTATTATTCTTGTTATCAGTCTTGACATTGGAATCGGAGGTAGAGTTATTTGTATTGGTGTTGCTGTTTGTATTTGAGGATACGGAGTTGTTATTATTTGTATTGCTACTTGTATTGTTTACAGTTTGATTGACTGTCGAGTTGTTGTTACTAGTAGAACTATTAACATTTGTATTGGAGTTTGTATTGTTAGAAGTTGCATCAGACGTATTGTTGTTTACATTTGTATTGGCATTGGTGTTGCTATTAGTACTTGTATTATTATTTACATTTGTATTGGCGTTAGTATTGCTGTTTACATTTGTATTATTATTTGTATTCGTATTGACGTTTGTATTATTATTTGTATTGGTATTATTATTAGTATTATTATTTGTATTAGTATTAGTTGTGGTGGTTTCGTTAGTAGTATCTAACGTATTGTTCTCACAATATTGTGTACCATTAGCACATCCTGTACCCGTTTGTTCTACAGTAAATGCAGACATGCTCAACAAACCTAAAACTATTGTGCCTAATAATTTTTTCATAACTCTCCAATTTTAAAGTGCAATTTCCCCGTGAAGCTAACAATAGCTACTTTCTAATGTTTCTCTTTAGTTTAAGTAGTGGTTAATAAAAATAGCTATAGCTCGTGCCAACTAAATATATCCAACCAACAATACATACAACGCAGATGCTACTCTGTGCTTTCGCTCTCAGTTAATTTTCCTTCCTTTTTTAATTCGTTCCATCTAAGGAACTCCATTGTGTCCATGTCCCAAAACAATCCTTTATAGCAATTATTTAACATGGTTTCTTCTTCTTGTTCTTCTTCTACTCCGTACCAGTTCCATCTTCCGTTTCTGATTATATCTTTTAATGTGTTTTCCTTTTTCATTAGTCTTGTTTATTTGATGCCCCAAAATAAAAACTTATAATAGCACTTGCTAACCCACCTAAGTAACCTAGTACTAGGTTTATTAATGCTTCTGAGTTCTGTTCTGGAGGTTGGAGAGTTACTAAAAATATATAACCCATAAATCCACCTACAACCACGATGCCCATTATACGAGCTGTCCAATCTTTAGAAAACTTTCCTCTAGCGTCTTGTATATCTGCTGTTTCTAAAGCAAATACATCTACTTCAAGTTCTTTCATTTGCAATTCAAAAGCTTGTTCTGTTTTTTTAAGTTCAAGCATCTGCTCTGGTGTAGCTTCAGCCATAGCTTTTTCTATAGCCTTTGGTGTGTTAGGAACACCCAACACTTCAGATATCATTTTAGCTGCCATGCCACCCATAGGTCCACCTAAAGCAGTACCTAATGTAGGAGCAACAGCCCCAATTACACTTGTTAATATTCCACCTAGTTTCATACTTCTTCGTCCTTATATATTACTTCCATTAAATCTTCAAACATATCTCTAAAATTATCTAAAGTCATAAAGGGCATGTCTTGTCTTACTTGATGTAAACAGTATTGCCTGTAACATGCTTCTAATTGATCTTCTAGATATAATATCATTATACTATCTTTAGTTAATTTGTCAAATTTTTTATAGCTTGAACAAAATCTTCAACTCTAACAGGAGTTTGTTCTTTCCATTTAGATTGTCCGTCTTTACCAGACCCTGTTGATACTTGACGAATTGCTTCATCGTAGTCTTTATTAGACAGGGCTTTATAAGCTGACGGAAATTTATTCATCCATCGTGTGCCTAGTTGAAAATTAACCGAACCTAATGCACTTATAAATCCTGTATCTTCTATGCCTAAATCTTGAATTTGTTGTGCTGCAGCATCCCATGCTTTTTGTGCATCTTCTTTTAACCATTGATTTCTAGTAGTTTGAGATACGTTCTGACCAATCTCGTACTTATCACACTCTTCTATACTTAATAAATGTCCTACACCACACGTAGGTTTGTTAAGTGTGTCAAAGTATACGTGGTCTACGTTACCTTCTCTAAGTTCAAGGTGTTCTAAAAAATGTTTGTACATTAAATTTTACCACCTTTAGATAATCCCAACTTAACCATCTGGTCTTGTTGATTTTCTCGTTGTAGAGAATCCTCTGTCAGCACACTACCTACAGCATAAGGTTGTCCAGTAAGAGAATTGATTGCATTCTCAGGCTCGTCCTTGACGTTAGGTACGTCTTTAGAAACTCCCATACCTTTTGCATAACGAACTCTACCACCTTTGTTTTTAAATAAACGAGCAGGTGAAGATAATAAGTTTTTTCTAAACTTGTCTGTCATTTCTATATAAGGAACTTCAACGGTAGAGTTTGATCCAGTATAAATACTAGTCAAAATATCGTCAAACTCGTCTAGCATTTTTGTTATAGGAATTTCGTTTGTTCCTCCTGCTTGTGTAGCTTCAGAAATTTGTTTTAAAAAAGGTAGTTGATTTTCTTTAACTTCTAGTATTTCACCTATTACAAATTGTTTTTCATTTTCTCCTGCTATTATAAAGTCATTTAAAGTTTCGTTAAATCCTTCAAGAACTTGAATATCATTTATTAGTCCCCTATCACCGGTAAAACTTTCACCTCCTAAATCATCTAAATAATCTAATTCTAATGCAGGAGTAATATTATTTTGTTCTTTAATTTTTTTTATTGAATTATTAAAATTTTCTTTTATTACTTCAATAGAATTTATTGAACTCTGAGATAGTTTATTATTTGTATCTCCTTGCATAAATGGAAACTTTTTGTATTTAACTTCCCCATCAAACTCTTTAGCAATATCTTTTAAACTTGCTTGGTATCTTCCTTTAGTAGGGTGATACCATTGTTGTAGTGCATTTTCATTTAATTCCATACCTGCTGATCTTAAATGATCAGGAGATGTAAGTACAACTTCTTTTATTGAAGGAGATTTTGCTTCTTCTTTTAACCTAGCAAGTAATGCAAACCTATCCCAATTAGAATGGTAAGGTTCAACTAAAGTTGATAAAGGAAGCTGACCTCCTACGTCAGTTTCTCCTTGAACTTCTTCTATTAATGTAACTAATTTTTTATCATATTGATATTCACTAGCTCGTGTCCAAGATAAAGTGTTTTCGTTAAAGTGTGTATTTTTACCCATACGAGCATTGCCTACATCTAGCAAAATGTTTCGTGCTTTAGCAAATTCAGTTTTATTTTTAAAATGAACAGAAACTACATCTTGACTACCTAGATACAAAGATTCATTAGGAGATTTACCTATAAAATTACTATACTGATCTTTGTGTGTCTCAATATTTAAATTGTCTAAAGCTTTAAATACTTTTTGATCAGCATCTACAAGTTGTTGTTTAGTATATTTTGCTTTTAAATTTGCTTCAACTAATTCTTCACTAGTTATCAGTCCTTGCCCCCATAATTTTGTATTGTCTGTTCTTAAAGCAATAAGCATTTCTTGAATCTGTGGTTTTTTAAATCCTCTACTAAGTAAATGTTTTTCTAAATCTTGCCCTCTAACAGTTTTGTTTTTTCCTTGAAATAATTTATCAGGAAGATTGTTTAAAGTTTCAAAAGTTTTAGAATACAAACCTAAAGGAGAAGAGGTGTCGGTATATGGAAGATAACGAGACATGTCTCCTTTCTCTTCTAAATATTTATCAGATTTAGTAACTCGTAGTTGGTTGTTACTAAATAAAATATAAGAATTATTTCCGTTAGAGTTTTTATATTTTATACTATCGTACCCTAGTTCTGTTAAAGCATTACGTGCTTGAATACTATATTTTACATCTAGTAAATGTTCATGTAACTTTCCACCTTCTTTATTAACTGCAACACTTTCCCAATCTAAACTTAATGTTTCATCAAATCTATATAATAAATCAGATACTATAGTGGTAGCTTGTTTTTTAGGCAAAACAGAATTTCCTATTATGTTATCTCTAACTTCTGGATTGTTTTGTATTTCTTTTAAAAAATTTATAGCTTGGAAATTATATTTTTCTTGTAATGTATCAGTAAATTCTAAAGGTCTTTCTAATCTTAAACGTCCTTTAAGCCTAGCAGTATTAGCAATACTTTGATCTTTATATGTTGTTTTAGAATCTGGACCCATTTCTCCCCAAAAACTACCTTCTTGTTCCCTAATAGAAGCACTTGTATTTTTTAGTTTATTAGTAACTACTTGATCTTTTAAAAATTCTTCATCTCCTACATGTACACCTATGGAAGAAGAGTATCTAAGTTCTTCTTCTAAAGAACTAACTTTATCTTCTATACTGTAACGCATTACTTCTTCATCTGCATTTTTAGAAAACTCATCAGCTTCTTTATTTGTGTATATTGAACTAGGCTGATTGTCTTCAAAGACAGGCATATCCTTTCTAACTTCTGAAGTTGCGTGTTGAAGCAACTCATCTTCTGTAGCTTCTGGACTTAGTTCTAGTAATTGTTTTCTTTTACTAGGAGAAACAT